CCAGACCATGGAGGCTTCCATCAGCCGCGCGGCCGTGGCGAACTCGCGCGGGATCCGCTGGAACGCGCCCATATCGTCATTCACCACCGCCTCGAAGGTCAGGTTGATGGTGCGGCCGCGGCGCTCGACCTTCAGGCCTTCGGCCTCATCGGCAAGCGTTGCCTGTTGGTACTCGCCATTCTCGCCCACAGGCCGCAGCGTGAAATCTCCCCCAAAGCGCACGGCATGGATCTCGCGGAAATCCGACGCGGTCATGGCCGCCCCGCAAAGGAGGCTCCAGTTCTGACCTCGACGCTCATACTCGGCCATGAGCGAGCGGTTCATCACCTGCGTGGTGATATACGCAAAATCCGACACGCCCTGGGCGCCGGCCATGATGGTCGTTGCCATCATGCCCTGGCGCACGGCATCGGTCTCGTTGAAGCCGCGCCCGGGACCTGCGAGCGACATGGCCAGGTTGCGCAGGCGCAGGCCGCGATACTGCGCGCCGGGGCCGTTATAGTCGCGCATCAGCGCCGCGATCATGCCTTCGATCTGCGTCTCGCCCGCGTCGCGGGTGATGCGAGCCGTTTGGCTGCTGCCCGACATGGTGGGTACGGATACGGTCTCAGTTGCCGCCATCTGGGTCATGAAGCGCGCGCAAGCCTGCTCGACGGACAGGCCTTGGTCGATGGCCGTGTCCACATCCGCTTGCGACAAGCGGCCACCCGACATGAACGGCGCGGCGCGGGATTGGATATCGCGGATGCGGGCGCGCTCGGCCATGCGGGCGGCATCGCTGGTGTCGGGGTTGGGTGCCGGGGTCGAAGTTGGGGAATTGGCCGGTGCTGTGGCAGTCATGGTTGCCGCGGCGCCCGTGGGAGACGGATCAGGCGTGGTGGCTGGAGCTGCAGCCGGGGTCGTCGCCGGCGTGCCGCCCGCCGGGGTTTGGTCTTCAGGGTCCATGGGAACCTCCTCGTGATGGGCCATGTTGGCCAGGGGGCGACCGGGCGAGCCGGCCGATTGGGAAACACGCCGCATGATGGCGGCCTGTGAGGTTTGGAAGGCCGCGCGGGCCATCTCGGCCGACATCGCTGAGATCGCCGGTTCAGGCTCCGACGTGACCACGGCGTCGGCGAAGCCGGCCTCGATCGCGGCTTCGGGGCCGTAGAACGTCTCGGCGCGCATGATGGCGCGCGCCTCAGCCGTGGAGATGCTCGCCCGCGCCGCGTAGACGCCTGCATAGACATCTGCCATCGTGTCGAGCCGGTCCGAGGCCTGCGCGAAGTCGTCGGCCGTGCCGCAGATGCAGTCCGAGGGATCATGGATCATCAGGATCGAGCCCGCCGTCATCTCGATCCGGGCAGCCCCCATGATCATCAGCGAGGCGGCCGACATGGCGATGCCCGCCACTTGCACGGTGACCTCGCCCGGATGCGCGGCGATGGCCGCCCGGATGGCCTCGCCCTCGCGCGCATGCCCGCCGGGGGAGTTGACCACGAGCGTGACCGGTCCCTCGAACGTACTGAGCGCCTCGCGCACCATCCGCGCCGAAAACCCGGTCTCAAGCATCCGGGCCCAGTCATCGAGGAGCACATCGCCCTCGAGATAGATCACCCCGTTCTGGATCAGATCAGTCCCGTTCAACGTCGTTGTCCTCGTTATTGGTCTTGTCCTCGTCGTCGTCCTTGGTGGAGGGGCGTTCCTGGTCGTCCCCGTTTTGATTGGACGCGTCCTGCGGCGCCGGCATTGCGCCGCGCGCCTCGTCCTCCGCCCGTTCCCGCGCGATCTCGTCGGGGTCATGACCCAAGCGCCGCTGTTGCCGCTGCAGGCTGGAAAACCCGGCCTCGACCTCGTCGCGCATGGCGAGGATCTCCTTGTTGGGATCGATCAGCGGACGGCGCGGCGCGGTCCAGCGGATCTCGAACGCGCCCTTGGGCAGGCTCGGATCGAGCCCCCAGGCCTCCGTGAACCACCGCGCGACACCGGCGCAAAACTGCTGGATCATCAGGAACTGCTGCCACTGCTCGACCAGCCGGTCCATCTCCATCCGGCCCATGCGGCCCGAGGAGAAGTTCACCCCGCGCAAGTCGCCCGCGAGCGCCTCAAACGTCACGCCAATACCCATGGCGACGGCCTGGAGCGCCGAGCGCATGAAGTTCTCGTAATCATCAACCGCCGGCGGCTGCGTCCAGTTGATCTTCTGGCCAGGCTTCAGGCCGACAATGGCGCCCGGCGCGAGGCTTTCGAGCCCATTGCCCTGGAAGACACTGGCCTCATCCTCGGACTCGACCACGCCCGCGAGCAGGGCGGCCATGCGCTGCTTGAGGATCTGTGCCTCCTGGTAGTCGCTGATCTCGCCGAGCGTCAGCATCACCGGAGCGAGCCAAGGCACGCCCCGCATTTGGCCCGGCCGATCAGCGCGGTAGATATGCAGGATGTCATCGGCGGGTACCCGGCGCGATTGCAGCTGGCGCCGCGACCACCACGTCAGATCGCCCGGGTGGTGGTCGTAGAGGTGATAGGCCACGACCTGGCCAATGGGCCCATACTCCACCCCCTCGACCACCTGGTTCTGGCCGGAACTCGTGAGCGATGTGTCGAGCAGGTCGGGCTCAATGAGCTCGATCTGGAACGGTAAGGCCAGGCCCCGCTCGAAACGCGGGTTGCGGATGCGGCGGCGCGCCAGCACCTCGCCATCGGTGAATACCGCCTCGATCACCGTCAGCTGCATCTGCAGGAGCGTCTGGCGCCGCCGCGCATCGATGGCCGGGGTCAGGAGATGCTTGCGGATCACCCGCTCGACCGCCCGCTTCAGGGCGGTGTTCTCGGTGGTGTCAGACCCATCAGCTTGCGTCGTATCCACCGCTGGCAGGATCCCGGTGCCCACGACATTCACGCCGACCACCGCGCAGGCCCGCGCGGCAAAGGGCCGGTTGCGCACAAAATCCCGCGACAGCTGGCGCAGCCGCTCCCGGCTGCCTTGCGCCGCCGCATCGGCGGAGGTGGCCGGGGCTTTCCACGCCGCAGTCCGGCGGCCCCGGCTTGCCGCGTCGTAGTTCATCACCGTCTCCGCCCGCTTGCGCGCGCGAAGCCGCCGCTCTGCCCGTTCCGGGGCGAGCGCCATCAAGGCCCGATCGAGAATGTTCATGGGATGCCTCAGAGCCCTCGGCTCGTGACGGGGTAACTGACCGCGAGGCCACCCCGCGCGGTCCCCGTGGTCATGCGCGCCAGCTCGCCCCGGAAATACGCGATGCGCTTGCGCAGATCCGCTTCGTTCGCGAACTCCACCATCTCGCCATTGATGCTGGTTCGCAGCACGCCGCGCGCCAGGGCGGTCTCGAGCGCGGCGACAAAGCCGGTCAGCTGCTCGGCAGAAAAACTGGTGTCAGACATGGCGGGGCCCTTCAGCTGAGATAGGCGATGCCCCGGAAGGGGCGGTTTTGTTGCGATGGCGCGTCCGTTTTGGCCGCGCGTTTGTCATTGGCCATGCCGGAGGCATTGCTGTCGTCTGTGGTGAGCTCCACAGCATGCGTGTTCTCCAGCCCGCCAACTGCCCAAGGCGGTGGTGCGTCGGGGTTGATCTTCATCAGGCCGAGATGTTCGGCGAGGGCGCGCGCTTGCACGGTCAGGTCGAGCCCCTCGTTGCGGCGTTGGCCGCGCTTCAGCTCCCATCCCTTGACCGTGCGCTCTTCGGCGATGAACTCGGCCACGGCCGTCTCTTCCGTCATCCAGGCCCCGAGATGGATCGCGCCTTGGGCCCCTGCCACCCCGCGCGCAAGCGCCGCCGAGACCGTGTCCTTCAGCCGATCGGTCGCGAGCTTCAGGATTTTGATGTTGCGCGCCTTCTTGCCCTTGGAGGCCCGATCGGGCTGCTCATGCACCACGCGGAACGGCACCTTGAACCCACCCTCACCGCGCGAGACAAGCCACCGCGCGGCAGAGCCTGCCTTGCGTCTAGCTTTCCAGAAGGCTTCGGCATTGTCCGACACGCCCGGCTCGCCTTGGAAGTCGACCGCGAGCGCCACGGGTTTGAGCCCATAGCCCTGCCCCTCGAGCGGGATTACCCGGGTCTCGAGCGCCTCCAGCACGCGCCAGTCTTCGGCGTAGACCCCGGGCTGCAGGCGTCGGCGGGTGCCATCCGCGTCGCGCGCGGCATTGGGCGCGCCCTCGGGCGGCGCGGTCAGATCAAAGCGGTCGATGACGACGGCGTTCCCGCGTTCGTCCCAGGCCGTCACCTGCACCGGAAACCAGCTCGACTGCACATCGACCGTGATCGTGACGAACCGCGTCCAGGACGGGGCGACACCTTTGGGCAAAGGCAGTGCGGCATCGCGCAAGGCCTGGATTGTCAGCTCACCTTCGCCGGCCCCGGACGGGCGGACATGCGGGACCCCCACGAAGGTGTAGTGGAAGGTCGCAAGTTCCGTGTCGTCGTCGAGCTCGCGGAATTGCCGCATTGCCGAGACGTACTTCGCCACGATCTCCCGCCAGCTCGAAAATGTCGCCGCCGCGCCATTCAGCGCGAAACTCGCCGTGTCCGTCTCCCGCAGGCGCGCATCACCGAAAGCGGCCAAGGTGCCGTCGGCGCCTTCATGGCGCCAGCCGCCTTTGTCGCGCAAGGCCGCGCGGTTGATCTCTACCTTGTGGCGGTGGTCGATCAGCACCCCGCAATGGGGGCATTCCATCTGAGCCCCTGCCCCGGCAGCACCGGGCTCGAGGTCCGGGTCAAACCGCAGCCGGTCGAAGCGTGGTTCGAACTCTTCCTGGCAGTCCGGGCATTCCCAATACCAGCGGCCCCGCGTGCCGTCATTGTAGAGAAGGACGATCCCGCCCTCGGTCGGCGGCATCATATGCGGCGCGTCCGCGGGCTGGCGCCAGGTTGGATCAAAGGCCGGGAAGGCCGGCGTGCTTTCCGCCAGCACCTTGCCGCGGCTCATATACGTTCGGATGCGGTTCAGCGCCATGTCCCAGGGCTTGCCCTCGGGCCGGTCAGCGGGGCCGAGCACCTGGCGGAAATGGTCGTAATCCGTCATCAACACCGCGCCGTAGCTGTGCGACGAAAACGTCTGCGCCGTCGGGTAGCCAAGCGTGATCCGCATGCCCCGGAACCGCTGGCGAGAAAATGTCGAGTCCTCCCGCCCCTTGCCGAGCCGGGCCCGGATCTCGGGGCTGTTCTGCACCATCGGGTCGAACTTCTCCTCGACCCAGGCGTTCCGGTCCGTCGAGGTCATATGCACGATCAGCGTCGGCTTCGGGTCGCACATCACCGCATGCATGGCCGCCGTCTGCAGCATCTGCGTCTTGCCC